ATGAAAAATATCAAAATTAAACGCCTAGAAGATAGCAACTCGGTTAAGGTTCGTATCGAGCATAACGCGAAGATGGCAACCACGGTAGATAAGCTCATAAAGCTTGATGACCGTGAATTCCAAAAAGCGATTGCAATTTCGAAGAAATATCGCCGCGCGAATAAGGCCATGGCTAAATTCGTAGACGAGGAAGGTTTGAAGATTAAAATCGAATCGAACAAAACGAATTCAATTATCGTGAATAACTTAGTTGATTTAGGCAAACGTGAATACCGTAAAGCAATTCGTTGCGCGAAGCAATATCGTAAAGCAAACAAGATGCTTGATTCCGCAATCGCTAACTATGTTGGCCTAGCGAAAGAAGATCGCGCGGGATTCCAATCACGAAGAATGGGGTTAGCATATGAAGCAAGTTAAAACCACGCGAATCGATAAATCCTATAAAGACAAGAAGACTGGTGAATGGAAATCAGTCACAATCGATTACGCCAAAGTTGCTGACCGCCTGAAAGCGTTCCGCGAAGAAAATCCGCGCTCGAAGATTTCAATAAAAGCGTCATATGACGACAATGGTAATCTGACTCATACTGCGAGACTTTGGAAAGACAAAACCGAGTATTACGAATTATTGAAGAGCGGAGTAAGCGCCAAAGACGCGCTGGAAAGTTGCGAGGCCGAGGGAAGCTCGCTAATGTCCGCCGAACGAATCAAGCAAGAAAAAGGCTTCGAGAAAAACGAAACAATCGCCATTGGCCGCGCGTTAGCAATTCTTGGCTACGCAGGTTCGGGCGAAATTGCATCAAGCGAGGAAATGCAAGAATTCGAAGACTGGAAGCTTCAGAAAACGGAAGAAGCGAGAGCGGAAGCATTGGAATCGATAAGTAATGCGAAAAGCATGAAAGAGTTATTGGCTGTTTGGAAATCGTTCACGAAAGAACAACAACTAGACAAAGAAATCGCGGCGAGAAAAGACGCAAGGAAAGGAGAGTTAAGTGAAAGTCCTAAAGATTCAGCAAAACAGTGAAGAGTGGCTCGAGTTTCGTAAAGGAAAGTCCGGCGGCTCCGAGTTTAAGGATCTATGGATTCCCGGCTATCCACTAAAGAGCAAAATTATCGCCGAGTTAGAAAAAGACGGACAACCGCTACCGCCAGAAGATAAGAAGCTGGCAGTTGCAGACCTTGCTGGAATGTTGGAACCAGAAGAGCTGGCAGAGTTGAAGCTCGCTGGAGAACCAAAAGAACGTTTCTACGAGATCATTGCGGAACGAGTTGCTCGCCCAATTACGCCTAATGATTATATCGACAGACTTGGCGGCGCACCGTTCAGCATGATGGAGCGTGGCCACATCCTTGAGCCAGAGGCAATCGCAATGTTCGAGGAACGGACTGGTAAAAAGGTAGACGACGAATCGGTCGTATGGATTTCGGATTACGACGACAATGCGTATGTTTCGCCAGACGGCGTGATTACGAATAAAGACGGCAAAGCAACTGAGGCAATCGAAGTTAAATGCTTATCGAGCGCGAAGGTTGTTAAAGCTTTTCTCGAAAAGAAATATCCGAAAGAATATGCGCCACAAGTGCTGAAGTACTTCATGGTCAACGACGATCTAGAAGTTTTACACTTCGTCATTTATACGGACGTAATCCCTGGCTTAGATATTCAAATCTTCGATATTAAACGCGAGGAAATGGAACAGCAATACACCGAAGCGAAAGTATTTGAAAAAGTTATTTTGCAACGAATTAACAAAGCCGCAGAGAAAATCGAAAGCCTGAGCTTCTAATGAAACAAAGCATAGCAGGTTTCCGTGGTGGAAGAATTGTAAAGCCAAGAGGAGGTAGAAGTGGCAACAGCATTCCAAAAGATAGCAACATTAAAGGTGAAGAACGGCACCTACAAGAAAGATGGCGTCGAGAAGAACCTCTATCACGAGGTGGGGGTACTTCTTTCTTCGCCACATGGGAGCCAACTGCTCATCAAAATGCACGCTACGGCCGGAACCGAGCCTAAGCTGGTATCGGTTTATTTCGACGAGGGCAAGAAATTGCAGTTGGTGGAAGAACCAAAAGAAGAAGCTCCAGTCGAGGACGTAGTGCCGAGCGATGATGAAATTCCGTTCTAGGGAGAGATATGAAAAAGACGATTGAAGATTTCTTGCTGGTAGTTATCAATGAATACCCACTAGATCAGCTTGCCTTGCTTGTGACATGGATGAACGAGCACGACGACGCGATTGCATACTTTACAGATTGGTGCGATTTGGGCGTTAAAGTCGATGAGCTGATTCGCGAGTATGAAATCGACCTGTTTGAACTGCTCGACGATGCGATGGCCGAGAAGCGCAAACTCGCCGACGAAGCTGCTGAGGAAGAGCGTGACCGGTACCTTGACATGAACGGACTGCAATAGCTTGTCGCTCGCCTCTCGAAGTTTTCGGACTTCGGGGGGGGTATAAGCCCTCAGCAACAGAGATGAAACGTCCAAATCGACCGCGAGCGTGCAACGGAATACAAAACGCACGCATATGGCGACGTAAAAGATAGACCTCTCTTCGTCGCCTCGACCTAAATCAGCCCCTCCGAGCCAATAACCCGTTCGGAGAGGCGCCATATGGCGCGAGGAAGCCCAGATAAGATAAACGGGCGCTCACCCAGTAGCTCTGGGAAAAAGCTGAGCAGAAAAGCGGTGCAAGTCCGCTCCGCGCCACTACAATTTGCGAGGCAGGTGATGCCCACCCTTACCTGCCTCACCCGGTTCTTTACTAAAAATGGATAGGTTGGCATTGATGATAGCTTTGCTAAAAAATGTCTGCGAACCTTATCTAGCGCAAAGCGTAAGTAGACGTTTCGAAGGATGTACGTCGGAAATATATTCTTCTCACTAATTACATATAACTCTTGTTTACTTATTTGCGAGCCTATCCATTCTTGGTCGAGAGCCAAGGAAAAGGAGGTAAAAAAATGGATAACGAGTTATCCGAGGCGGCACTATGGTGGTGCACGCAAGATTCCCCGGGAATGGAGGAACCATGCAAATAATGATCGCGGCTGAAGTACCGGCCGAGAATTATGAAAAGTTCAAGCTAGCCATCGAGCTGGCAAAAAGCGAGACGGAAGCGTTCGATTATATTTCAAAGAATTATCGAAGCGTTTCTGGCCGGCCATTATTTGAAGACGGCTTCATTAAGAAATTCCGTCAGGAGATTAAGGACGATGAATGCGAATGAGTGGGAAAAAGTTGATGAAGAATTCGACTTTATTATAGATTCTGCGGAATCGGCGCAAGGAACCGACAAAATCGAGGATGTTAATGAGGCTCTCGACGACATTTATCGGAGTATTGGGAGGATAAAGAAAATAACTAACGGGCTAGAAAGGAAACGATGAACCAGTCCAATTATTATATCGAGCTAAACGCAACTCAGCTCAATCTTCTACGGAATTGCGTTCGCCTGTATTTGCGCGAATGCGTTAAGGAAAAAGATGTATCTGAATTCGAATCGGCACTATTCCTGCATGAAGGTTTGCTCGGGTTCTATGGCTGTACGCATTCTCAAGAGGATGTAGATAAACAGGTAAAAGAATCTAAGATTTACAAAGTCCTTGAGCGTGCTGGCTATTTTGACTACGAGGAAGACTACCATAATGCGACCTTCTACGATCTAGTCAAGTTCATGGAAGACAAGGAAGTAATAGAAAAGATGTTGGAGTTTTGGGATGACGAAGAAAAATAGAATCGAAATCAATACTGGCATGGGCTTCTTCCGCTGGCTGTATTTGGGAATCATTCTCTTGGAAATTGCTGGCGTTATTAGTTGGCCGTTGGAAGTGATATTCCTGCCACCAATCATCGTAGCCATCGTGGCGCTCTTGTATTTAATTGGGAAAAAGGACGATGAAGAATATGAATGATACCGAGCGGGATAATACTCACCGTCATATTATTGACGACGACCATTGTGAATGGGCAGAGGAAGTAATCGAACTGGCATACGAAGCAAGAGCAATCTCGAAGCTGATTCGTGCATTATGCCCAGAAAAACGGTCGGTAAGTTATGAAGAGTTGGTCGCGTATCACGACAAGGTCGTTAAAGATTACAAAAAAGCGGTTGAATAATGGTGCAGAGACAATTATTCTCGAGTGCGACTGATGAATGGGAGACCCCGCAAGAATTATTCGATAAGCTGAATAACGTCTTTCATTTCACGCTTGACGTGTGTGCTAATGACGACAACCACAAGTGCGCAAAATACTTCACGCGTGAGCAGGATGGCCTAAAACAGAGCTGGGGGGGGGTGTTATTTGGTGCAACCCACCATATGGCAGAGCGATTGGCGATTGGGTGAAAAAGTGCTCAGAAATCGAAAACGGCATTGCGGTAGCACTAGTGCCAGCACGAACCGATACGCGATGGTGGCATGACTACGTTGAGTCGAAGGCGGCGGCCGTCAAGTTTGTCAAAGGTCGTTTGAAATTCGGCAACGCGAAGAACCCAGCGCCATTTCCGTCGGCGATTATAGTTTTTTGGAATATATAGGAGGATTATGAAGAGAATTAAGAGCATTCATCTCGTCTATGACATCGACGATGGCAATGCGTGCTATACGGACACACTAGCATATGATGGTGACAAATATGACACCAATATGGCATTGTTGAAAGATTTGAAGAACGACATCGATAATATTGTCATTCCGGGGCTGTTAGAGGGGGAATAGAAGATGAGAAATTCAAAAGAGACGACATATCTAAGCCTTGATTGTGGTGAATGTGGCACGATAATTGTGGAGACGCGCAGGAAACTCAGCGAGAAGGAAATACCCGTTAAGCTAGCAGAATTAAAGGATAGACACGCCAGACTGCATGAAAGTGCGCGAAAGTTCGGGCATCTAAAATATAAACTTCGGCGAATTGCAGACCTCGTGGAGGAAAGATGAGAAGACAGACCGAAGCGCAACTACAGGTACAAGTTGCCGACTATATAAGATTAAAATATCCGAACGTTCTATTCCATAGCGATTATGGTTCAGGCGTAAAGCTAACTATGTCTCAGGCCGTAATGCAAAAACGGCAGAATGGTGGCCGTAGGTCATGGCCGGACATTTTCATAGCCTACCCTATCTTCAAGTCGCCTAAAGATAAGACTGTCCATGACTATGTACGGGAAGGCGACATGGGCAAATGGAATATGTTTCAGGATAGCATGCGACATGGTTTATTCATCGAATTGAAGCGTGAAGGAACTCGTATTTTTAAGAAAGATGGCGCGCTTGTCTCCGACGAACATATTCGCGAGCAATACGATTTACTTGAACAGTTGCGACACGACTGTGGTTATGAAGCTCGTTTTGCCTGCGGATTCGAGGAGGCGAAGAAGATAATCGACGATTATTTGGCCTAGTGGTTTATTCCGGCCACTCGGTAATTCTTCGCTATCCCCTTGTTCGTGTCGCATTTCTCCTAGTGCGGTTAGGGATTGCGGCCTGGACTTTTTATAATATTTTCGCCAGGTCTTCTTTCGCCGAGTGGCTAGACTAGCCCATTGGGCTAGCGTATTCTGCATGAGCACTTCCGTTTCGGAGGTGCTTTTTGTGTTATGATTATGTAAAGAGTGTAAATAGTGGAGGATTTTTAATGGCGAACTTGTCGCAGCAGAAACGGCAAAGAATGCTAGACTTTCTGAATACAATCCGTGATTCGCACAAAAATAACGACGAAGACCTCGCCGCTATTAATGAAATAGAGACCGAATTAACAGAGAAAAAGTTTGGCTTGATATTCGAGAGACATGAAGAAGAGGTTGATAGACAGGCTGTCGATAATGTGCCGATTTTCTTAGAAGATTCCTCTAAAGAGCTGACGGTTAATGGTGATAAATATAATTTCGTAATCGAGGGGGACAACCTTCACAGCCTTATTTTGTTAGAAAAGTGCTTAAAGGAAAAGGTGGACGTTATTTACGTAGATCCACCATATAATACTGGAGCAAAAAGCTGGCGCTACAACAATGATTATGTAGATTCTACTGATACATTTAAGCATTCAAAATGGCTTTCATTCATTGACAGAAGGATGCGAATAGCTAAAAAGCTGTTAAAGCCTACCGGGGTGTTAGTATTCACTATCGATGATTATGAATTACAGAATGCCCTTTTGCTATTAAATGAGATATTTGGAGAAGACAATCATCTTGCGACCATTGTCGTTAAGAATAATCCGTCTGGCCGTTCAACTACGACCGGTGTCTCTATATCTCATGAATACGCTTTATTTTACGGAGCTTCAAATGAGGTTAGATTAGGACGTCTCCCCCGTAATGAGAAACAGATTGCTCGATATAAGCTATCGGATGAAAAAGGTCAGTTTGAATGGGTAAACTTTAGGGCTAGGTACTCTACTTCTGCGCCTAGCATGCAGTATCCGATCTATGTAAGAAAAGATTTATCTGATTTTCGTGTGCCAAAATTGGATTATGATAGTGATTCTAAAAAATTTACGATACTCGAGCCAGAGCGAGACGATGAAGTTGTTATATATCCAGTAGACAGTAATGGTGTTATGAGGAGTTGGAAATGGTCGATTGATACATTGCTCAAGATGAAGGACACGGATACGACGGTTAGGTTGGATATGGACAAGAACCCGTCCATCTACGTGAAGGCTAGAATGAAGCAGGAAGGCATGTTGCCACTTACTGTTTGGGATAATAAGTTATATTCCTCTACTGAATATGGGACAAACTTGTTAGCTAAGATAATTGGTAGAGGTCAGTTCGATTATCCAAAATCTCTTTATGCTGTTATGGATTGTTTAAGGGTTGCTAACGCGCATAGCTCTTCTTTGATTTTAGATTTCTTTGCCGGTTCCGGCACTACTGGCCATGCCGTTATGGAGCTCAATAAGGAAGATGGCGGTTCAAGGCGCTTTATTCTCTGCTCTAATAATGAGAATAATATTTGCGAAGAAGTGACATACGAGAGAGTCCGCACTATTTCCACCGGTGTAAGGTCTGATAATTCTAAGTATTCAGACGGAATTCCTTCGAACCTAAAATTCTACCGTACTGGCTTTATCTCTAAGGAAAAGGATAATATAGCGGATGATTTGCTTGAACATATTAACGAAATGATTCAGCTCGAATATGGCGTCAAAGTTGATGGTGATAAATATGTCACTGTCCTTTCCGACGAAGATGCGGACGAACTTGAAAAGAACTGGCAAAACTTCCCGAATATTCGCGCAATCTACATATCACGAAGCGTGCTTCTGACGGGCAAACAACGCGAGCTGTTCGAGACGAAGGATTGTTTTGTTATTCCAGACTACTACTTCCGTGAAGAATTAAGAGATGCAGGAGAAGCATAATATGATCAATATTAACCTATTCGATTTCCAGCAAGAGACCGTCGAGAAACTCCTTTTTCGCACCGAAGACCTAACTTCGAAGCAGACAATCATCGTTAAATCGCCAACCGGCTCAGGCAAGACCATTATCCTTATCGACTATATCGATGAATACCTCGAAGTTACACCCGAGACAGCCTTCGTGTGGTTATGCCCAGGCAAAGGTGCGCTCGAAGAACAGAGCCGCCAAAAAATGATTAAATATGCTCCCGGTAGAACAGCTCAGACGCTCGATGATGCTTTGACGGGCGGTTTCGCGCCTAAATCTACGACCTTCATTAACTGGGAGAAGATTACTAAAAAAGACAACAACGCCATCAAGGATTCCGAAAAGCAGAACCTATTCGACCAAATAAAGCGTGCGAAACGCGACGGCGTGCAATTTATCATTATTATTGATGAGGAACACAGCAATAAAACGGCAAAGGCGCAGGAAATTATTGACGCATTCGAAGCTCGTAATATTATTCGTGTCAGCGCGACTACTCATCCGAACGACCGTTCTGAATTCATCGAGATTGACGAGAATGACGTCATTGCCTCAGGCCTTATTACTCGCGCCATCTATATTAACGAAGAAATTGAAGACGACCCAGACGAAGATGAGGGCGCGGACATTCTGATTGCTCAGGCGGATAAGATGCGCCAGCGAATCTTCGAGGAATACAAGAAGCTCGGCAAGGTTATTCGCCCGCTCGTTTTGATTCAATTCCCGAGCGGTAAACCGGAGACGATTGATGAGGTTGAGCGCATTCTCGAGGGTATGGGTTATACCTACGAAAATCACATGGTCGCGAAGTGGATGTCGGAAGACAAGCGCGAACTGAGCGACGATATTGTCGAGAATGATGGTCAGCCGGTATTCCTGCTCATGAAACAGGCTATTTCGACTGGTTGGGATTGCCCACGCGCGAAGATTCTCGTTAAACTCCGTGAAGGCATGAGTGAGCAATTCACGATTCAGACAATCGGTCGCATTCGTCGTATGCCAGAGCACAAACATTACGATAATGACACGCTCGATTGTTGCTATGTTTACACATTCGACCAAGACTATAAGCAGGGATTATTGTCCGACATTGAAAAATCTTACGAAAAGCGACATTTATACCTCAAAGAGAAGTGCAAAACTTTTACTCTTGTGCGCGAAACCCGCGATCTAGATTACGCTGGTCTTGGCGAGCGTGAAGTTTTGGAGCGAATATACAACTATTTCGTTGAAGCCTACAACTTGAATGACGACAAAGAACTTAATAAACAGAAACTAGCCGACGAGAACCGCTACGTCTTCGGTGACAGGGTTTACGGCCATTGGCTTAAAGGTAAATTCACGACACTCAGCTCAATCACTGCCGCCGAACTCGAAGAGCGAAGCATGAAAGTAGACACAGGCCGCCATGGCATTATGATGCTCCACTCCACGAATGAATTGAAATCTATTCTTAGCTTGCAACAGCATAACGTTCGTGCGATTCTAGAGCGCCTATTCTTCAAGGGCGTCGATTCGAAATACCGCTTGCTCTCACTTACTAAGGAAGAGCTTTACGCCTTTACAATTAACAACGAGCATCAGCTAAAGGCGGACTTCCGTGCCGTTGCGTCCGAAATCTCAAACGTTCAGGCCAAGCTTGCGCTTGATGTCCGTGAAGAAGAATTTAAGATACCGATTGATGATTATTTAAATTACGACCCAACCGTAAAAGGCGAAATCGAATACCTATCCAACGCGTACGAGAAATATACATCAGGCTTCGCGACGCTTAAAATCCGCAGTCGCTCTGAGAATATGTTCGAGAGTTGGTGCAATAATCGTGATGACATCGACTGGGTGTATAAGAATGGCGATACGGGGCAGAACTATATGTCTATCGTCTATCTAACTGGGGCTGGCAAGCAACGCCTATTCTACCCAGATTACATCGTTAAGAAGAACGACGGCACGGTATGGCTTCTCGAAGCGAAAGGCGGTGAAGACCGCGAAGGTAACTCGCAAAACATCGATAGCCAAGCCGAAAACAAGTTTAATGCGCTCAAACAATATGCCGAAAAACATAATCTCCAGTGGGGGTTTGTCCGCAACTATGATAACCGCCTATTCCTCAATAACTCCGAATGGCATGAGGAAATGAGTGACGAGCATTGGGAATTGCTAGACAATAAAATCTAAGTTTTTACAAAAATATTAAACTCATGCTTTCTACTTTTGGCTGGTTTTTGTATGCTTGCTGAAAAGTAAAAAGAAAGGAGTTATATGTTCGTAGTAAATCTAGTAAAAAGATGGGTATTTATGTGGAAATTGAACCGCAAATACCCCCTAAAATAGCCCCAAAAATGTTATAATAATAGTGGTTATCCGGTTTTCTCAGACATTCCGGAGCCTTGAAGGAAAAGTGGAGGATGCACCACCTAAAATGGTGGTGCTTTTTATGGTATAATATAAGTAGTCATCAATGCCTCGAAGGTAACACTTCGGGGCTTTTTGTCGCACATTAAATTTAGACATTTAGCAAGGGGGTGTTGTTATGTCTAAGAAGAAAAGAAGGCAAAGAAGACGTGGAACTCCGCCTCTCTCCGCAAAAGATAGGCATCACATCTGCTTCCAGGGTAGACATTGGAAAAGCGGGTACGCGAAGCTGATTCGCGATAATTTTATTCGCGCGATTCCAGTAATCTACCATCGTGAGCTTCATAGTCTGCTTCATGATGTTCCGCTCCCTGACGGCGCGTTACTGAAAGAGGCTTGGCTAAAGTATCAGAAGGAAAAAGATATGGTGGACAGCTACGATATATGCCGCGCGATCGCGTGGCTCTATGTAGCGATTCCTGATGCAGAATTTCGTAAGGCGATGCAGTTTCAGCTCGATTTCTTTGTCAAACGACTTGGCGGCTCGTCATGAACCGCCTCTTTCAAGAAATAAAGGTGCTATATGAGCGATACAATCCTCGTTGCAATATTAACTGGAGCTTTCTCGGTGGTCGGCTCATATGTCGCCAACAAGGCCATTTCTGAGAAGAAGAGCAAAGAAGACGACATCAAGGCGGCTCAGCGCGAGCAGAGACAGCAAGACCGCCTCGAAGCCATCGAACATAAATTAGATATTCATAACGGTTACGCCGAAAAACTGGGTAGCATTCAACTAGATATAACTGCTATCCATAAAGACATTGAGTATCTGAAAGGAGGTACAAAATGAACGACATCCTAATGTGCGCAGGAGCGGCAGGAGTGTTCTTCGGGGCTATGGCTCTCCGTGGAATCTTCGGGTATCTCAAAAACAAAAAAATAGCAGTAGAAGACTTGAAGTTCGATTGGAAGAGATTTCTCTCGGGCTCAATAAAGCCAATCGCGTTAACCTTAGCAATCGGTGGCCTAGCCGCCTTAATTTTGGCGTTCTTAAGCCTAGTAGATGCCTCTGGCGTAGAAGTAGCGGGGCTCGACCAAATCTCGATTCACAATCTGTTAGTCGGCCTATTCATCGCGGATATTGGCGCTATTGGCTACGCAATTAAAGAAGCGCTATTAGCGTTTGGACTAACAGATAAGCAAATCGCCCAGATTCGCGAAGCCGCCGAAGAGGGTGAGACTGGCATCAATATCGGCGTAGATGACGACGGTAACTTAGTCGCATCGGCTGAAACCAAGACCGACAAATCCGTTAAAGAGATTCTCGAAGAGGAAGCAGAAGGCGGAACTGTTGACCATGGTGTCGAACTCGACCCAGGCAAAGGCGCGGTATGGGTAAACACTTATCCTGAGCCTTATCGCTCCGCCGCCAAAGATACAAAAGTTGACCCATCGACCTGCTATAACCGTGAATGCGTTTCCTATGTAGCATGGAAGATTGCCGAAGCGACTGGCGCATGGCCGAAGCGCACTGGCGATATGAATGCGAAAGAATGGATCTATCGCCTGCCTAGCTGGGGATATAAGAAGGTCTCCGCACCAAAGAATGGTGGCCTCTATGTTGGCGTGCTTACCTCTGGTAAATATGGCCATGTTGTATGGTTTGAGGGCGATCGCACGATTTCCGAATATAACTATGGTTCGGCTGGCAACTATGGCGTCCGTCAAATCAATCTCAGCCAGTATATTTGGTTCGAAATCAAAGCTCCGACCGTAACGCCACAGCCTCAGCCAAGCGCAGGCAAGAAGTCTAATGACGAAGTAGCCAATGAGGTTATTAAAGGCCTCTGGGGCAACGGCAATGAACGTAAAGCTCGCCTCGAAGCGGCAGGGTACAACTATGCGACAATCCAGAACCTAGTGAATAAGAAGCTCGGTGGTAGCACTAGTACATCCACGGGGGTTAAGCTTGGCGATAAGGTGAAAACCAGCGCTACTAGAGACCGCTCGGGCGTGACGCTCAATTTGCGGATTATTAACGACGGCCAGAGCGTGTGGGCTTCGTCTAACGGCGACTGGGCAATCTTAAAGAAAGGGGGCGTAATCCGTTGCGCTGTGCCTAAATCTAGCTTAAGGAAGGCCTAGAATGAGCATTACTTCAGGAAATCTAATTACAATTAACAACACGGCGATTCCGGGGCTTAAGGGATATGAAGTCCAATATAACAAGCTCTGGAAAGACGCCGACCGTAATATGAATGGCGACGTAAGAGCATCTCTTATCGGTATCTTCCCGAAAATTAAACTCGAATTTCGCGACGCGTTGACTGAGGCGCAGGTTAGCTCTATCATTGCGCTTCTAGATCAACCATATTTCTCGGTGACTTACTATTCGCCAAAACATAAAGCAAATAAAACAGCGCAGTATTATGCCGCTGATTACTCCGTCGAAATCCTCGATAGGTCACGAGGCTTATTCAAGGGTTTTAGCGCGAGCTTGGTACCAGTGAGCAAACTCTAATGATTAGTGTAACGACAGCTTTTAAGAATGCCATGAAAGCGCCGGTCAAGGTCGTAAAGGCTACCGTCGCTGTCGTTGGTGGCTCTAGCTATACTTCGGCAGATAACCTCGTAAAACTTGAGAAACAGGCAAGCGGCTACTTTTTCGGTGTAGCTACGCAGTCGCTGACCGTGACGCTACTGGGAACGGATTATAACCTTCTCGGGAAAGAAATGGATGTCACCCTAAGCGTGTTGACCGACATGACCAACATGACTTGGGCGGATAGCGACCAAGGCCACTTTAAGGTTTATGAGCAAACGACCGACCTCGAAAAGGGAATGACGACTGTCAGGGCGTATGATGCCATTGGCGTAATTGGCCAAAAGGGGTATCAGGCTGGCGATTTTGTTTTTCCTATGACGGTCGCCGAACTTGCAAGCCGCCTAGCCGCAGATAATGGCATGGATTATACCGCAGGAACTTTAGTTAATGGATCGTATCAAATATCTGAAGACTTATATCAAAATATCAATAGTATTACTCATCGTGATATTCTTGCTGAAATTGCTGGCGCTACTGCTACGCTGGCCTCCGTACATGGGGCAACTAGTGAATTAACCTTCGTCGCTCCGCCGCAGACCGCGTCAGAGACTTTAACTTACGCCAATCTGAAGAAGGTCAAGTACGAGCCACAATACGGCGTGGTCAATGCTGTTGTCTTAGCTCGCACGCCACAAGAAGATAATATCGCCGTAAGGGATGAGACTAGCATCTCTGAGAATGGCCTTACGGAAGTTAAGTTGGCGAATAATGAGATTCTGGACGACGATCGCGAGAGCCTTGCGCAACCTATTCTGGACGCCGTAGACGGCTTCTATTTCTATCCATTTGAAGCAACTACTGAAGGACATGGCTGGTATGAGATTGGAGACCGTATCGCCATCACGGACGGCACGAATACTTGGGAGGTTGTCGTCACGGATATTAAGCTCACAATCGATGGCTCGCTTAAAGAAGTCATCAAAGGCATTGCGCCAGATGAGTCTACGACAAATTACGCTCTTGCTGGCGGCATTACGAAGACCGTCTACAACACCGAAATTAAAGTAGACAAACAAGGGCAGGAGATTACGTCCGTCGTCTCGCGCCAAGATTCATTCGAGAACCAGACGCTCGAGAATTTTTCTCAAATCACGCAGAATATTAGCTCCGTGGTTACAACGATCCAGACTACTGGCGGTAGCAATATGTTGCACAACTCCGTTGGGTACAATATCGACACGGACGGCAATCTCGTTAACTGGACTAAGACTGGCGCGATTACGGCCGAATCGAGCCCAGAATCCGTATCTTACGGTGCGTTGTCGGGTAATCAGATTAGTTTGGCCGCCTCGAGCTCGATAAAGCAGAGAGTGACCGTTAGCCCAGATTTGCTCTATACGCTCAGTTTCCGTGTGAAGAAGAATGTATCCGGTACTGCTACTATTAGGCTCACGAACGGCACGGATAATTATTCCGTCACGATTCCGAGCAACGAATCACAACTCTGGAAAGATTTTAGTATTGTCGGCGTCAAACCGAGCGAGAGCTATTTCGACGTTATTGTCTCGACCGATTCGAGCGTTACGCTATTCGCCATCACTGACCTCATGCTCGCGACTGGCGACTCTATCGTACCGTGGGTGTCTGCCGCCGACGAGATTCTATCTAAGCAGGTGGCAATCGACCAGAATGGCGTCAAGGTCTCATCTAGCACGAATAATGATTACGTCCAGCTCGACGAATTCGGTCTCAATGGTTATCACAATGGCGAAAACGTATTAACGCTCCAGCAGGACGTAACTGAGGTAGCAAAACTTAAATCCCGTGAGCAGATCGCTATGCCGCCAATTAAAATCGTGCCAATTACGTCAGGCGATAACGCTGGCTGGGCATTCGTAAAGATGGAGGAATAATTTATGGCAACATCAGGCTCATTTAATACCAGCGCACGCGTAAGCGGTTCATACAATACATACGCTAAGTTTTCGTGGTCGCAGACTAGCCAAAGCGTCTCAGGCAACTATACGGACATCTCGTGGAAGCTTGTCGGTGTTACTGCGAGCACATATCAATATATCTATGTTTATAACGTATCGGCCACTGTCAACGGTGCCACTTCGTCAAAGAGCTTCAACGCTAATATGTATAACGGCACGGAGCTTTTGTCTGGCACCGCTCGTATCAGTCATAACAATGACGGTACGAAAAGCTTTTCGGCTTCGGCTGGCCTGGCGATGTATTCGAGTGGCTCCTGGTACAGCGGTAGCGGTTCGTGGGCGCTTAATACAATCGCTCGCGCGGCATCTATTACGTCTGCACCAAACTTCAACGATGAAGAAAACCCGACGATTAACTACTCGAACCCTGCTGGCAATTCAGTGTCTACTTTGATGGCCTGCATTTCGCTAACTGGTTCGAACGACGACATCGCATATCGTAGTATCTCGAAGACTGGCACTAGCTATACATTCGAACTGACCGAAGAAGAACGCAATATACTTCGCGCCGCTACGACTGGCAGTAGCCGAACGGTCTACTTCTATGTCAGAACCGTTATTGGCTCATCTACGCTCTATAATAGCGTCGGTAAAACGCTGTCTATCGTAAACGCGAACCCTACTTTCTCGAACTTTACCTACCAAGATACCAGCTCAACGATTACGGCCATTACGGGCAATAATCAATATCTCGTCCAGGGCAAATCGACGCTTCGTGCTATTATTTCCGCCGCTAACAAGGCAACCGCTAAGAAATCCGCCACGATGTCTAGCTATGCCGCTACAATCTCCGGCTTAACGGCCACGGGGGCATATTCAGATTCAGCGGCAGTTAATATTAACTTCAGTGATAACGCATTTACTCCTGGCTCACAGACGCTTGCGGTAAAGGCGGTTGATTCTCGTGGTCTATCTACCTCAGTAACTAAGAATGTGACCGTGTTAGCCTACGCGGCTCCTACTATTAACGCAACAGCTACTCGTGAGGGCAACTTCGAAAAGGAGACGACGCTAGTTATTAAAGGTGCGTACTCGCCGTTGACGATTGGCTCTACCGCGAAAAATACGGTCAATAGTGTTCAATATCGCTACAAGAAACAATCCGAAACGACGTGGAGCTCATGGGCGTCAATGACTGGCCTATCTCCAACTAGCTCTGGGACATACACGACGACGAACAAGGTGCTCGAGCTCGACAATGCGTATGCTTGGGATATTGAAGTCCGCGTCACGGACAGACTCGAGACCACTACCGCGACGCTAACTGTCTCGGTAGGCATTCCGACGTTCCGCATCGGTACAGACGATTTCGTATATAATCGCGAACAGCCACTCATGGTAAGCCATGTTGGGCAGGTGATTATGTCGACAACGCTCAATACCGCGGCCAAAGTTGAAGCTATTTATGGTGGTACTTGGGAGGCATGGGGCGCAGGACGCGTTCCGGTCGGTGTAGACCCAAATGACAGCGATTTTAATGCTCCAAATAAGACAGGCGGTGCTAAGACTGTAACTCTAACCGTCGACCAGATGCCTAGCCACCGGCATACTGACGCTTATTGGCGCATTCATGATATTGGCTACTCGACCAGCCAATGGGGCGCACAGGCTGGTACATACAATTCGCCATTGAAGAATAGCCAAACATACACAGAGTATACCGGCGGAGGTCAGGCTCACCAGAATATGCCCCCATACAGGGCTCTGTATATGTGGGTTAGAACAGCTTAGCCGATGAAAAGACTGTATCTTTGACAGTGGATCAAATACCTGCACACGATCATAAGGTTTTTGGCGGTTGGGGTGCAGGAGCGGCCGATTACAGCTCTTTCCGCGTGGATTCGAACAGCCCTGCCAATCCATGGTCAAGGACTGGCACTGCTGGTGGCAATCGACCCCATGAAAATATGCCACCATACCGGACTATTTATATGTGGATTAGGACGGCTTAACCGGATAAGACTGTAACTCTCCAACAGAGTAATTTACCACCAAGAACTATGGTACGCACCAATGTGGAGTCAAATTCGGCCTCGACCGATATGTCCTACGCGACCGGCTGGAATAACCATACTCTTCAAGATTCGGGCGAAACGAACTCGCAAGCTTTCTCCGTTATGAATCCATATACGACGGTCTATTATTGGCTCCGCACATCTTAGACTGTAACCTTGCAAATAGAACAGATACCAAGCCACAGACATTTAATCGGTCAGACCTGGAAAGATTGGAAACTACAAGGTGGCGGAAATGGGCCTGCCGGTACGTACGCAAACTACGGCCAAGACACTTGGAGCCAATATACTGGCGGAGGTCAAGCCCATGAAAACATGAGTCCTTATCAGACATTATATATGTGGCAACGAACAGCGTAGACTGTAACCTTGCAAATAGAACAGATACCGAGTCATCGACATAGCCTTAAAACATACTACGATTCCGGAACGAGTCAGGGCTGGTGCTTTGACAATGTTGGCGGTAAGAAATCTATGTACACGAACGAGTATTGTTCGGCAACTGGTGGCGGACAGGCCCACGAAAACATGAGCCCATACCAAACTTTGTATATGTGGGTTCGCACGGTCTAAGCGGTTCTTTTCCAGAGGTAGATTGTCTGATATGGCGGCATATTCTCGTGTGCACCGCCTCCGCCACGCGAGTTCGTGTTCGTCGTAACAGCCGTTCCGTTCCAGTTTCGCCCCTGAAAACAATTAGATCCAGCGGCCGTACTTCCGGTGCGTCCGTACACTTCATGAGAGTGGCTTGGAATTTGCTCAAGCGTCAAGGTTACAGTCTTATCTTTATTAGGCCGTTCTTAGCCACATATAGATCGTCTTATACGGGCTCATGTTTTCGTGCGCTTTGCCATCTCCTGTGGCCTGAGCGTAGATGTTATTACCACTCCCCGAGCCATTGTTGCGCCATTGCCAGCTCTCCACGTTTAGCACGCGAGAGCCTGAGCCAGAATAGGAAATAGTCACACCCTCATTGTTGTTGACACCGCCATACACGATATTATGGGCGTGGTTCGGCATTTCCGCCGTGGTCAAAGATACAGTCTTATCTTGTTCTTAGCCAATAGAATACCGTCATATATGGCTGAAGATTATTATGAGCTTGCCCGCCGCCAGCAGTAGTAGTAACTCCAGGAATATCGTTGTAGTCTTCATTGCTTCCCCAATGATATGCAGAGCTCGCAAGCCAGTTGCCTGAACCATGGCCGGACGCCGTCCACGCATTTAGAAAGCGTCCAGGGTGAGAGTGCACCGGCATCTGTGCCTCGGTCAAAGATACAGTCTTATTATCACGCGGTTCTTAGCCACATATATATGGCGCTGTACGGCTGTAAGTTATTGTGCGCCTGACCGCCACCTGTACTGCGAGTGACGTAATTATCGGAGTTCTTGTATGCGTTCGCATATGCAGAGGCGCCGCCGCCAGTTCCTGTTGGAATTCTGTCGCCCGTGTTCGTATAGTTGTTATTCATAACAATAGACCAGTCGTTCGGTATATGATTATGCGACGGCATTTGGTTGACCGTTAAAGATACAGTCTTATCATCCGCCACCGTGCGTAATCTGTTCGCTTATGATATAATTAAGGTATTGCAGACAAAGCTTATGACTTAACGCCTGCGATACGGAGGAAGGAACGCCTCTATGCAAAGAATCGCTCATAAGGCGATTTTTTGTTATATCTTTTTCTTGCTAAGTTAAATTAACAAGTAACATTTTCAGCAAAAACCACCCCTGTTAAATGAGGTGGTTTTCTTATTTGGGATATAACAATTTGTTATATGTTGAAGACGAGTCTGTTGTTGAGGAAGCTACGATCGTTCGCGCCCTCGATTACCTTGTCTACGAGCGTTTCGTCGCCGAGATTGACGGTAATATGAATCGGCTCGCCAGAAGCTTCTCTTTCGGCCAAATCCTGCGCGAGCTTATCAATCCAGCCAGTATTGTTCTCGAGCGGCACAACGGCCTCGCGGCCTTGCTCGCCAATCATTGCAATTGTCGCGCCGTCTACGACACCACCTTTCGCGAGTAGTGGAATCTGAGGCACATTGATTGTGTGAATCCAGTCGAACGGCTTAATGTCTAAGATCTGGACACTGCGGATTCCGTTCAACACACCGTTAATCGCGTTGAATGGTACGGAGACGACTCTGTTAATGCCTCTGATGATTGCGTTAACGATGGTCTTAAAACCGTTCACGATACCGTCTTTGATGCCGTCGAAAATCTTACCGCCAGTAGAGAAGACGTTTTTTACGGCCGTCCATGCGTTTGTAAAAATAGTTTGGAAGAAACTTGCAACGGTGGAGAATACACTCTTGATGCCATTCCATGCGTTCTGGGCGCCAGTCTTGATGCCATCCCAGATACCTTTGAAGATATTGCCAACGGTAGTAGCCAACCCGCCGAAGAAGTCCTTGATACCGTTCCATATACCCTCGACTACCTTGCCAGCATTTTCGAAGCCAATCTGGATTTTTGCGATCAGCCAGCCTAAGAACTCGCCGATCTTTTCGATAGCCTTAACGGCGAAGTCTGCCATATTGAGGAAGAAGTCAATCACAATAGCAATGCCTGCGCCTAATAGAGATAGAGCTTCTGCCACTGCGTTGATAGCTCCGCCAACCACGATGCCGAAGACTCGTCCGGTATTTTTTAGTGCCTCCATCAGGACTGTGTTATTTGCGAGCCCCTCAGCGACGCGCTGGATGTCCGCAATAATCGGTGCCATGAGTTCATTCAATCTGTCGAGCGCAGGCTGAAGCTCTTCTTCCCACATGAATTGGATGCCCTCGCCAATCCCCTTAAGGAATACGCCTATTTGCTCAAAGATGACTCCGAGAGCGGATAGGACAGGCGGGATGGTTATATTGCCCATAACGGTCAAGAAGCCTGAAACCGCGTTACTGACGGACGTAAAGATGTCTAGAACGCCCTCTACGGTAGTCTCTAGCCCGCTAAAGAACCCATCGAAGCCGCGGCTCCATGTGCTTGGGTCTAGCCGTTGCATAGCTTCGCCGATGCCGTTCAAGAAGTCTGGGAGAGTATTCTCTGCGACATACTTCGCCAGAGGTTTGAACAAATTATCCCAAGCAGAGATGCCCGCACTCTTAACGATGTCGAAAGCCTTAACTGCGCCTTTTTGGAAGTTGCGGAGGGCTTTGTGCCATTTAGAGAGGTCAAGATTCCCGAATAAGCCCATAAGCTTGTCGTACGCCTCTTGAATTGGGTCGGTAATCTCGCCGAAGTCCAGTGCGCCGAGGTCAATTCCGGCAAGGTTAGCGCCTCCGGCTCCACCCGAACCGCCGCCAGAGCCAGAATCTTCTTCTTTAAGGACGTTCATTTCGTCGAAGCCAGCAAGCTGTTTTGCGAGCTTCTTTGCCGCGCCAGTAGCGCCGTCAATGTCACTAGCCGCACCGCTCGCGGCGGCACCTACGCCAGCGACGGAGTCTGCGGCCTCATCGGCGGAAGCGGATGTTTTACCGAATTGAAGCGAAGATTGGCCGAATATCGCGCGAATAGCGTTAATAGCGGTCAATACAACACGTACAAAAGCGGCAACGTAGTTAGTCGCGGTGCTAATGGCGGAAGCAACCCCCTTAAAGAACTGGGCGATGTTTGATTGTCCAATAGCGTCAACAATATTAGCAATACCGCGCGTAATTGAGGTCTTTAAGTTTGTGATGGATGTTTGGATGCCATTAGTTGAACTGAGCGCCTGGTCTTCGAATGAAGCGAAGCCATTTGCGCCCTCTTTATTGAGCCTGACGACCGTCTTCATAAAGTCATTCATGTTGACTTTGCCGTCTTGGAAGGCGGCGTAAAGTGCGGACGAATCCGCATAGCCCATAGCTTGAGCGACTTGGCCTAGCTGGCCAGGGATGGTCTGCAAGAGCGTCTTCCAGTCTTGCATCTCTGGCTTGCCTTTAGCATATGCCTGACTAAGCTGTTCGAGCGCGGAGGCCATTGCTTCGGCGCTTTGTCCGCTGGCGAGAAGCATATTATTCACGCCCTCAAACATCTTAGTCGAGGCCTCTAGGTTATGGTTCGAGGCAGTAAAACGCTGAACAGCGTTAGCCGCCTGATCTAGAGTAGTCGGAAGACCTTGCAATTTATCCTGCAAATAATTGATGGACTTTTGCGCGGTCGTTGCGCTGATGCCCATATTTTGCATTACGCGAGGGAAGTTATTAAGAGTATCTACGCGCTTGATAGCGTCGCCCATCTGAGCCGTGATAGCCTGAAAGGCTTTCATGAAAACCTTTGCGATAATATTGCCAACCGCTACGGCTTTGGTTGAAATAGCGCCAAGGGAACTATTTGCGCTTTGGGCGAAGCCGCTCAGCTCTTTCTTCGCGGTGGTAGTTCCTTTGCTTACGCCCGAAGCGTCCGCGGTGATTTTAACTCGAAGATCGTCAATTTCTGTTGCCATCTTTCCTCTTTCCGTATAATCGCTTCGCCCGTGCGGCGCGGCTTTCGTCAGTAGTCGAGATTGTTGCTTTACGCTTTCTCTCAGCTACGCAATTCGGCTCTTTTGGGTACTTCTTCGGCTCGTGAATAGCCGAGATAATATAATGCCCGAATGTGTGGTTTAACGTATCTATGATGTCCGCTTGCGTCTTCAGGCGTCTTTCGTAGCCCTCAACGCACCGTTGGAATTCAGCTAAATTCAATTCCCAGAATTCAGCCTTGTGTAGCCCAATCTCAAAGGCGGTCGCCTCTAAATCGCGCCAAACCTCAGTGAAGCTCTCTAACTTTCGGCTTCTTCCAAAGCCTTCTTGATTTCCGTCATTGCTTTCGTTCTGTCGAACTTCATCTTCTTGCCTAAAAAACCAGACCCAGACAAGCCCTCCATGATGTCCAACATAATGCCTTCAGCATCGTCGATAACGCGCTTGTCGAATTGTTCTTCAGTACCGCCACCTGCGCGGAATAAGAAGAGCAGGTCGACCATGCCAATGTTGTTTTCGCCTTTCTTGCCGCTCAGAGTTTCGATAACGTTAAAGAATTTAACGCCATACTCTTGTTCGGCTTTTGCGATATTGGAACCCTTATAATTGAGCTTCGTGGTTTCTTCCATGGAAATCGTCCTTGATTAAATTGCTAGGTGGGCGCATTTAGCCTCCGCGCCCAAGAGGTTGTGATTAAGCTTCAGCGTAAACTGGTTCGCCAGAGAGACGAATCGTGAAGTTAGCAGTTACTAAGCCATCTGGAGTAGCTTCGCCGAACTTAAGGGCGGAAATGTAACCGCTGTAAGTCAACGTGCCAGCATCATCTGGATAGGTTTCAACCCATTCGCGAACGGCGCCGCTTTGGTAAACAGAGCGGAGGGTTTCGACTTGGCCGTCGAAGCAGTTATTGACTGCGACTTCGATGCTTCCCGGGTCTTTCGCGCCTTGGATAAACTCCTTAGAGCGATTTGGCGAATCGAGCGTAGTTACGTCGATTTCTTCAGCCTCAGAAGATTGCTCGCCGATGCTCGTGATGTGAGCAATAACGAGGTCTGCTTGTTCTGAGCCGCTTTTGACCATCTTAAGGCTTGTAGCCATAGCTTGGATTCCAGCCATGTTATTTTCTCCTTACATCAACGAAGACCGACGAAGGTCGCATTGATGTGGTACAAGGCTCCCTCTGGCGCAGGAACGTCGAGAGAGTTATTTAGTCGATATTTCAACTCGCGCATCTTGGCCTCGACTTGAACCAAGATGTTTGAAGCCGTCACGCTGTCATCCGCAAAAATATCAATCGTGCAACGAATCTCCTGCGACGCAATGCCATTTTCTAAGTAGTACTCGGCCGCGTTGCCATCTATGCGATAAGTAACTGCTGGCACATTGTTAAAGATATTCTGCGAGCTCTGAGAAACGTCGACGCCCTCGATTTCGCATAATTTCTCATAGATTTCTGGCTTAGGGTTAAACATTGTCTACCGCCTTCGATGTTGCACTACGAATGATCGCTTGAATGGCTTTCTTGTTCGTATTTAATGACCTGCCCAAGTACGGTTGCGGAACCATGCCCGGCCAATCTTGGTCATATGTCAGATTCTCTTTCGTTTCATATGGGTATTTGCCGTCTCCGCGTCTGCCCGTGCCGAACTCCACATAGATTGCATATTCGACATTGGTATGGACATACCCGACAACCGTATCCCCCTCGACTTTCGCTGGAATAGGGTGGATAGATCCGCGCAGATTACCGCCTCCGGGCGAGACAGGGCAGAACGCTTTCGCGCTTGCCTCTACCACGCCAGTGGCCTTATTGACGGCGGCTAGGAGTTTACTTTGACAGCCAGAAGGGAGCCTGGAGAGACGCCCCAGCGTCTTATCTAATCCCTCAATTTTGGCTGTTATCATATTTCTTTCCTATTACCGTGAGATGCGAGTCGCTCGGTATCACGTTTGTAGCAACATAGAGCTGACTATTGTACCGAAAAATGTCATTGAGCTCTATCTCTGCGTTTGTGTTGCAGGTGACGCTTATATCAATGGACTCAACTAAGCCCAATTCGGCCTGAAGTTCTCCGAGGTCATTAAATCTCACATTACCTTTGAACGATGTTTTAACGGACTGCGAATTGCGTACAATACCGCCTTCTGAATCTTTGGTGGTCGTCGAATTAAGAACTACGATCACCTTGTCGTAGAACGCCTTGGCGATTGCATTCTTCGCCGAATCAGGCCACAACATTGATTCTCCTGTAACGAGCTAAGAGTTTCGAGAAGCCAGCGAACAATTCGTTATCCTCGGTCGTGGCAAGATAGTTCTTAACCTCGTTCGAGAAGCTGACGGACTGGCCGTTGTCGCTCACTGAGCTAATAGCCGCGTCTGCGGACGTTGAAGAAATGGTATTGACGGTTTGGTTGAAAATGCCCGAGACGATGCGAGCGACGATACGCTCGGTAGCTTCAGGCAAGTCGGTACGATTAAGATAAAGTAGCACGCGATCGCCGACCTCATCGATAGAGAAGTCCAATATATCGGCATTCTCTGCCGCGGCGGCGGCCTCGTTAATCTTCTTAACGTAGCCTTCGATTCTTGTCTTTTGCTCTTCGGTCATCTTGGCTCCAAACTATTTCTTGGCTTTAGGTTCGGCCTTTGGGGCTTCAGCTTCTGGGGTTTCTTCCTTCGGAGCCTCTTCCTTTGGGGCTTTCGCCTTGGCCTTTGCTGGGTCTTCGACTTCTTCGTAAACGTCGGACTCTTCCATCATGCGAATAACGTCCTTGTTTTCGACTTCTTCGATAACCCCGCATTTAATATTCTTAAAGAATTTTGCCATGTTAAATTCCTCATTTAATCTTTGACGCCGGTATTACGCCACCGGCAGGGCGTTAGTTGCTATTAAGGAAGAGCAACGAGCTTCTTGACGAGGTCAGGCGTGACAACGCCAGTACCATAGGAGTAGAAGAGTTCTACTGCATGAGCGTTCGAAAGAGGAACTTTCTCGTCTTGGTACTCGTTGAACATAGCTGGCTGACCAGCCGCACCAAAGATTTGAGCGATGATAGCGGCGGTTTGGCGAGTGTTGCTGTAAACGCGAACACCGTGGAAGATTTCGATTTCTTCTTTGCCGTAGTCGTTTTCAACCATGACCTTGTCGATGTGGTTGCGGAGCTTGCCGTAAGCCGCTGGGCTCAAGGTAAGGGCAATCATGTCGCGGTCAACGCCATCTACCCAGTCATTAGAGACGGTTTCGATAGCTTGAATCATGGTTTCGGCGACCTCTTCGATGGCGGTTACGCCGGTTGGAAGAGTGACAGCCGTAGCGGCGCTTTCGAGAGCGGTGAAGTATGCGCTATCGAGGTCAGCAATAGCACGCTTGCCATGGTTGCCACGGCGGCGAGCGATAATGTCGGCAACACCGAAGGTGCGGACATCTTTCTCTTCGATTTCCTCGACGATCTCTTTATCGACGTTGAGGTTGATGGTAACTTTACCAGTGTTCTTCAAGGATGTGCCATTACCAGCGGTGCGGGCAGTGCCGTAGTTAGCTGAAGCGGCGTTCTTGAAGCGGTTGATTTCTACGGAACCAGTAGTTGGGTCGCCGGAGTAATCTTTGTTTTTGAGTTGCTCAGAGAGAGCACCCTTTTGGATGGACTCGATGACTTTACCGTAGCTTTCGGCAAGCTTGTCGGCAGTCGATCCAGCCGCATTCGTGTAGATACTTAAAGCATCAGTACGAGCCATAATTACTCTCCTTTATGGAGTTCAATTCGAGCAGTGTCTAGAAGGCGGTTACGCCATGACTCTGATAGCCACGAGCGCTCAAAGAGCCTTCCTTGCTTCTACTTGTCGTTTTGCCACCGTCACCGAAGTCCGTAGGGGTCTTGCCGGCGAGCTTGGCTTCTACACCCTTCGAGACAGCCTCGTTGAATGCTTTGGCCAGGGCTTTGACATTGGCGGCGGTTTTATCCTTGTCAATGTCGACGACAAAGTCTACTAGCTTAGTGTCGATGTTCAAATCTGCAAGCTGTTCGATTGCGTCAGCACGGTTTTCGCGCATCGTAATGTTGCGCTCTTTCTCGGCCAACTCATTATCTTTTTGCTTGCGTGCCTCGCTAAGCCTTTCCTCTTCGGTCATCTTGGCTTTGCGATCATAATCGGCCAATGCCTCCTGAATCGCGGCCTTATTGCGCTCATCGTTCTTCGCGTTGATTTCTCCTACGCGCTTCTGAATGAGTGCATTGACCTCATCCTGAGTAAAGGTTTTAGAGTTGCTACCTTTGTCCTCTGTTTGTCCGTCCGTAGGTTGCTTGACGGCAGAGTTTTGGTCTACGGTATCCGCCATAGAATCCTCCATTTTTACGCCTGTCGGCTTAATTGCAACAAAAATACCCCAAGACTAGGTCTTGAGGCATTGATGATTACCTATATTATACCATAAATGGAATTATGGGGAAATTGTCAAGGAAAAGCTAAATGTTGTAGAAAAAACTAAAACATAAGCACGAAAGAATAACAGAGGCGGATGTTGTAGAATTTACATTTGAACTGCTAACGGCTTGTTCTGTGGAAAAGTCGTGCTATAATGATAGTAATCGCCTAGTACGTAATAGGCGGGGAGGATTGAAAATTCGAATCACTTATAACGTTTTGGAAGTAGGATTCTCGAACGAAAGTTAATCTTTAACTCAACCTTAAGTGCTCAATCCTCACCAAGGAGGCCGATTCTTCTTTCGATAGGCCTCCTTTTCGATTGCAGTTCTTTGTCTTCAAAAAGCACCCCTTCCGGAGTGCTTTTTTGTAGGATTCTCGAACGAAAGTACAAGCATATAACTTAAGTTATTCTGCTAGCATACTAATTCATGAAGAATGTCATATGCTTGTACCTTGATTATATGACAACTTGACGACTTTTGTCCATACCATAAGCTAAATGTTTATGGCTATTCACAAATAAGTCCAGCATCGCCTCTCTCGAAATCGATACCCCACAACTCCAGGTCTTCTTCGGTCGGCTCTGTGCCCTTGCTGAAACAGTAAACCTCGGCGCATAAGTTGCCTTCATAATCCACGAAACGTTTGAATCGGCATTCGCCACGCCCCTCACTTTGTTTTTCGTATAATCGCATGGCCTTTTCGACTATCTCTCGTGCTTTTTTCTTATCCCGCATTTGAAACTACCGCCTTTACGTTTATCTTACTATCAATTTTAGCATTATCGCACCTGAAGTATGAAATCTCATTCGGCCTCGCCTTCTTAAAATAAGATTTTACGCCCGCCTTCATTGGTTGCGGGTCTAGATAGACAATACCTAGTTTTGTTCGTTCGGCTATGAAGGTGTGCCCAACTTGCTTTCGTGGCCATTTGACGCTAATGATGAATCTTGCGCCAGGCTCATTTTTCATGAGTTGGCTCTCTAGCTGTTTCAGGTTAAGCCCCCTCGTCCATAAGCTTTCACCGCCCTCGAAGAACAAACTCCCATTGTACATTTTATCTCCAATAAGCTTCGGCATGGCGGCCACATTATACCCCCTGCGACGCAACTCATAGGCAATAACGCATCTTTGGCAATTCTGCCTCCACTGTTTGCCTTTGGAATAGTTCGGGTTGGCTCCTTTCAACGCGTCCGCCATAGTCATTGGCTCGCCGCGCTTAATGCCGAGCTGTTTTTCTACCACGTCACCAGGCATCGCCTTGTCGAAGTATAGCTTCGGAATAGGATTCTTGTAGCTGGGAAGGCCAATCGATTCAGCCCAATCGGCGTATGGCACGTTGTAGGTGTACTTGTTCTTGCCGGTTGCAGGGTCTCTGTATAACCTCGTCTCTGGCTCATACTCCTTGAAATACGGCACGATTGTTGAGCGGCAGTTCGGATGAAGCGGTGGGATATTCTCGCCTGGTAGGCCGTCTTTGACATTGAATATCTTGCCGTCCATTTCTTGGCAGATTTCGCTCGTACGGCTATCTAGTGTGGCGAGGAACTTGAACTTCTCGAAGCCCATTTCCTTGTAGGCTTCCAGCTCCGCGGAGTTATGGAAGTGGTTAGTCTCTGTACGGATAAGGCGTTCTGCGTAGTATTGATTAACATTGAAGTCGTCACGGAATTTTGCGGCTGTCTTCTGGATGCTTTGGCCAGTGGCGATTGCCGTGGCGAGCTCGCCTTTAAGCTTATCGGCTAATATGTCGGAGTTCTTCCAGACACGGGTGGAGAAGTTGCGCCCCTCGAAGCGAGCATTCATGACCTTATCTACAGTACGCTGATCAAGCGTAGAAAAGCCAGACGGCGTGGAGCCAATGCCTCTTGCTACATCATAACCGGCGCGGTAATAGGAATCAGTGTAGACCTCTCTTAATGCTTTGGAATCAATCGTTCGTTCGCTCATCGCCACCTTACGGGCTTGGGCGGCCAACTGTTCGTTGATGAACCTTAGGCGCGTAATGCGAGCGTTGTAATTATCGGGAAGGTCAATGCTAATTCCGAGCTTCTTCATATCGTCAAGGAAGCGCTTTAGCTCCCCACTCGGTACGATTGAGCGGAGAGCCTGCATATCGAAGCCGTCTTGTCCTTTGTAATAGGCGGCATAAATCTGCTTCAAGCTTTCGACGGTCTGGCGGCGAGCTTCATTATAGACCTTCGCCAGCTCCCGCATATGAGCTTTAGAAATACGCTCACTGCGGGTTAGGCGCTGGTTAGCTCGCTTTATCCAATAGGAATCTGTGCGCTTCCTTTGAGCCATCTACTATTCCTCGATTGGTTCGGCTTCAGGTTTGATGGTAAGGGCATCTGCGTCCTGAGCATCGTTGCCAAAATTGTTGGCGGCATATTCGTCGTCTTTTACCGCTTCGCCAGCCTGTTCTTTCGCGATTGCTACGGTTTCAGAAGCATCGTCGACGAAGCTTAGCTGTGAAGCTAGGAGTTCGTCGTCGATGAGGCCGCGAAGGTTCGTAATCATCTGCGAGGTTTCAAAGTCGTTGCTTGGCAGGTTGCGCTTGAATACGGCGTCCACATCCTCTTTCTTTACCTCAGCCATCTTGCTCTTAACGGACAAATAGTGCGAATAAAGCTCGAAACGTTCCATGAGAGCCTTCTCAAAGAAGCGCTCCTTGTTCTTCACGGTCTGCTCAAAGGCGAGCAACTTATAACGGATTGCCACGCCAGAAGCATTGCCGACGAAGTTGGCGTCACTCATGTTCGGCACCATTGAAATCTTGTGAATGTCGGCTTCAATGGTCTTACGGAGAACATCTACATCGCCCTCATTGATGGCCTTGGTTAAGAACTCGACCTTGCCATCGGTTGGGATGCCAGACAATGCACGCTTGAGTTTGAGTTCGCTCATCTGTTCGTCGTCAAAATCCATGCCATAGAAGCAGAGAATCGCATCCACGAGCTGTTCGCGGTCGTTCACGCGATCGGACTGAATAAGGTTGTAAGCGTCAATCAGGCTGAGTACTGGCTCGAAATCGCCGAGCATCTCGCTGTTGTTCTTGTATTCAACAATCGGCACCTTCCCGAAGAAGTGTGGCTCGCGGTCGGTTTCGTCGAGAGAAGTTCCGTTGAAGTCCATGCGGTAGTGAATGAGCTCTTTGTCAGTTGCCACGACAATCTCGTAAGCATCTGGCCTCTGGTCTTTGGCGTCATTGAAGACCGGGCGATAAGTCACGCCGAACAGCTTGTTGTGTACCATTGAATCGTCGTAGACGATGATCGTGTTGCGTACATCGAGCGTGACGGAACATGGCTCGGACTCTTCGTTGGCGTAGACATACTCGTAATTCATGCCGAAGATGCCACAACCCTTGGCAAGCTCGAAGTCGGTATTCTCCATTGTCTGGGCTTTGTAAGCGTCAAGCAATGGCTCGATGTTGACGTTGTCGTTGACCTGGTAATCAACAGGATTACCGAGCAGATAGCCAGTTGTGGTGTCGACAATGTATTTCGCGTGGTTCACCATGACTTTGTTGTTGAAGAGCGTGTCTGGTTTCTCACGGCTCAAGATGAGTTGCTGACCGAGGTAGTATTGATCTAGCTGGTCAAAGCGAGCGCGACGCTTCTCGTTGAAGTCAATCACCTTCTTGATGAGCTCCGCGGTTATTGTTGTGTCCTTTGGTACTTGGTACATATTTCCTCCTTAAGACCAATGGTTTTCAAATGCGGAGTGACGCGTCACCCTGCCATTCTTTGCTATAACAGTCGGCTTCGTCACCGTGGTTATAGTCTCGTAGATTGCCGCCAGAACATCGACTGCATCATCATGCGCATTGCGGCCTTTGCGCTGATAGCTCATAACCTGCTTATAAAACTCTGGCCAACGGTTCTTCCAGTTCTGTGGCATATAAACGTGATTCTGCACCCAAGCCGAAGAGGCGAGGATGCGCGACTCCTTGTTGTGAGTCTGCGCCACTGGGCGGATAACGGTCTTATTGGTTCCAAATTCTCGCCGCAAGGTGTCACCAACATTTCTTGCGAACCCGCGGCCGCCGTTGTTCGACTCAATACGAGCTTCATTCACGGCGTCGTTGTAGAATAATTCCGCCACTTGCCTCTCTGTAACTTCCATTGGTTCGTCCGTGAATACGAGGTCAGTAATATAAGCTTCCTTCTCATGCTCGACATAGTTGATAGAACAGAGAAAGTCCGTGCCAGTGTCAGCGGTGTCGGTGTAGTTCATAACCTTGCCGTCTGGGCGCTTATCGTAGGTCATAAACTCCGAGTAGAGACGACCAGCAACATCGATTGGCTTCTGGTTATAGTTCGCTTCAACGATGTCGAGGTTCATTTCGCGCGTCTTAGCTTCGTAGTCCTCGCGACTTAACACGTCATCGCAGAGCATCGTTCCATCGTCTTGAACGGCCTTGTATGAGATATGCTCGCAGTCGTCGCCAAATGAGGCTAGAACGCGTCCAGCAAGGTCTCCCTCAGCCCAGCGCGTCATGATGATGATAACTTTCCACGGGTTCTCAGTGCGGCTTAGGAAAGTATTGTTAAACCATTCCCAATGACCGTCCAGTACGTTTTCGTTATAAGCATCTTCTGCTGAGCGGATAAGGTCATCCACGATCAGGAAGTGTGCGCCGAAGCCGGTCGCGGTGGCTTTTGGTGAGGTGGCCAGATAGTTGACCATCTGTGAACCCTCAAGTGTCCACATCTGCGCTGACGCTTCGCCATACTTCACCTTCGTATTAGGGAAGATGTCCGAATAGACGGTGCCATCGTTTATCTTCTCCGTCTGGATAAGGTTGCGAACTGAGCGGGCGAATGTCGTTGAGAGCGTTTCGTTGTATGAGGCCGTCATGACCTTATTCTTCGGGTCGAGGCCGAAGAGCCATGCGGTAAGTAATTGCGCTGTAAGCGACTTGCCGTGGCGCGGTGGTTCATTGATCACGAGATAATGTTTATCCGACTTCTCAATGAATCGCTGGATCGCGTCGCACGTTTCTTTGAGATATTTCCGATTGTCTTTGAAGAACTTCGGCATCATCTGCTGGCAAAAAGTATAGAAATCCCAAGAAGCCTTGCGATTCCTCAAGCCAGTGATGATTTCATCTCTTGTCATATTTCTTCAGTAAACCTTCTACCTCTTTAGCGGAGAGATTGCTGAATGGCGCACCCTCTACTTTGCCCGAAAGCTCAGTCTTTGTTTCTGATGGGTCGTAATTACCAAGAAGCTTAACTAGCTTGTCGGCCGCATCCGTGCATTTCGGATGGTCTTTGTCACTTGCAATTTCAATGAGCGTTTTGACGAGGTTCTTAACGAGCTTCGGGTCTTTCTTGGCCATAAGCTTAGCCTGCTCGCGAACCGACCAAGGCTCCGCAGGACGTCCGCCATTCGTGAATTTGAGGTCATTGCCCTTTGCGAACGTGCCGTCCGGATTGCGTCCGGTTTTGACAGAGGTAGTTTTAGCTCCGTCTTTCGCCATAACCTTCAATCCTCATCCGGCGATTCGATAAAGCCAACATCAACCTCTTTGCCGTTATCTTTCGCCTTCTTAACGCTGATTTTCTTTGTTTGCTTTGGGGCACGCACCTCATAATCCTTGCCGTAGAGATTCAAGTGAGCTACGCCGTCCTTAAACTTATCCGTAATATCAATTTCATTCTTAAAGATCGTGACGATAATCTTGCCGTCTTCGTTGTACTTGGCTTTGAGAGTCTCTGCCATAGTAACCTCCTTTTAAGTTTTCGCCGAGTTTTGCCATCCAAAGTTCGAGACCTTTCATCGTGGTTGCACGACAATAGCCCCTCTTGGAGAGCAGAACCGCTCTCGGCCTGCGGATATAGTTGCCTTGGTAGATGCCGTCTATGCCGACTTCGCACGCAATTCTTCCGGTTGGCCGATAAACTATGAAGACTTTGCCCCGTGGCGATATTGCCTTGAAGCTGGCGGAGAGCCCAAAGTCTCGAAGCGTACCATGCGTGGCCTTTGCGAATTTCTCTGCGAGTTCGGTTTTATGGACGGTTTCATCAACGCACTTGGTGGCTTCGTTGTTCAGAAGACGCGAAAGCACGCGAGCGGTGACGATAGTCTCAAACTCAGCAACTGAAAGGTCTTTTTGCATAACCTAACTTCCGTTTAACTTTACCCATCAAAAAATGCCTCGAACAATTAAGTTCTAAGGCATTGATGATTACCTATATTATACCATAATCACCTTGACTAATTGACTCGATGTGGTGGTTCGTGGTACAATATAGAAGATTTAAGCTACTGAGAAGCCTCATGGCAGATTTATTTCTGCTGTGAGGCTTTTTCTTCCATCAGCCTCAGCGAATAGCAACGTTTTTCGGAGGTTGAGTT